ATGTCCAGGGTGCGAACCACCATCTGGACGACCGTTTTCAGCAGTACCGCATTGGCCGCAGCCGGCCTCTATGCGGATACCACCCAGTCTGAAATCCGTCGTCTTCAAAAGGAGCTGGATCGGCTCAAGGCCAACCTGACCCAGGATGCGCCAACCCATTCCCCGTCAAACCATCTGCAGTGGCCCGGCTTTGCCGTGTTCGGCAAGGTCAGCGTGGATGCCATCTACGATGACAAGAATGCGGGGCTCGATGATCTGTTGATCCCCAGCACCATCCCTGCCGGTGATACTCATCAGCAGAATTTTGAGCTACACAGCAAGAACAGCCAGTTAGGCCTACGGGTAGGAGAGGGCAGTGGGCCCCATGCGGTGTTCGCCGTGGATGTGTTCGGCAGCATCGATGGCTACGATTTGCGAGTCCGGGATTTCTATTTTGAGTATGGCGCCCTGCGTGCCGGCTACGGCTACACCGCCTTGCTGGATGGTGCGGCCTGGCCGTTGACGCTGGATTCCCAGGGCCCCAACAGCGCCATTTTCGCCCGCCAGACCGGCGTGCGCTGGCAGGGCGAGCACCTAACGGTGGCTCTGGAGGATCCCAATCCGGAAGTGTATGACCCGGATAACCTGAGCAGCGCCAGCGGCCGCCGGCCTGACATTATTGCCGCCTGGATCCAGTCCCATGGCCGAGGCCACTTGCGGGTCGGCCTTATGAACCGGGAAATCGGTGTGGAATTTGCCGATGGCGGCCAGCAGTTCGCCAATGCCACCGGCGGTGTGCTCAGTGGCACCCTGGCTGTGACCGACAGCCTGACCCTGCTGGCCAGCGGCAGTTATGGTGAAGCCATGGCCCATTACTACAATGACCTGTCTGGCTTCGGTGACAGCAGTATGGATGGCTACGTATTCGCTACCGACGGACTGAAGCCGCTACTGGCTCAAGGCGGCTATCTGGCCGGGCAGTGGCAGTTCCGCCGGGATTGGACGCTGGCCATGGTTGGCGGCGAAATTACCCTGGAAAAGAACAATGAGCTGCCCGGAAATGCCATGCGTCGCACCCGCTACGGCACCCTGAGCCTGATTCGCCAGCACGACGACAGCCTCAGCTATGGGGCCGAGCTGGCTTACGGGATGCGCGACAATCAGGCAGGGGATCGCAGCGAAGCGCCTCGTGTGCAGTTAAACCTGACTTATCGTTTCGAACATACCCACAGCCGCGATCACTGATCAATGCTTAGGCGTAAGGGCTGGAAATGGAGCTCTTTACGCCTCAGGCAACGCCTGGGGTGTTAGCAGGTCAGCTGTTGTTGGAGCTAAAACCTTTAACAGCTGATCATTGGGCGAGAGCGTTATCCCGAGAAAAGATATTGTCGCGACATCCCCTATTTAACATAATATACAGTGTCGTATGCCCTCAACGGCGCTTGCGAGGAGGGCTCCCCCAAAAAAAAGGCTTGTTGCTGAGTGACTTACAGCCTTAAACCGCTTGGTCCACAGTGCGAACCCGTCCGCGTCCTCTGAGCGTTCTGCTCGTTCTATCGCTCTGGCTGCGATTATCTCCGCTGGGTCTATATCCAATGCCTCGGCAATCTTCCACACGACGTCATCACTGTCGATGATTGACTTGCCAGACAGGTATCTAGAGACCGTCCCCCTGTTCACGTCTAGCCATCGCATTGTATCGCCGTCTGTGCTGTGTTTCAGAGTCTTTTGCGCTTCCTTGAGGTAGTCGGCTGTCTTTTTCATATCTCGTCTCCTTGTGGCAATTAGACCCATTGTGTTGCCCCTTTGCAATATTTCCGCTTTACAACGTTGCAGACTTGCAATACATTCCACTTATTGCAGCGCTGCAACACGGCACAAGGGGTAAGGCAATGGCGTACTGTGACAGCAAATTTTGCAACTGGTCAGGCGAAACCAATGATGGCGGCTTTCTGTGCCCGTCCTGCAAAGTCTCCAAAATTTCCCCGGTCGTTATTCGTTGTCCTATCGAGGGTACAAAATTGCACCCCAAGGCCGTAGGCCTTAACAGTCGGCAGGAAAGCGTTAGCCAGGGCGAAAACGTCTCACCGACGATACCTTGCCCCCGGCTCCCTCATAAATCTGCTGGCCCCCATACCACCAGTTCTCAACGCTTCCTCAGTCGGTTCTCTGCGGGTGACTCGCTCAACGCTGCTGCAACCTTTCCTCGCGCCATGAAAAACCGCTTTTCAAAAGGGTCAGGGCAATGACACGGCTTGTTATCAAAGTGAATCCCTACAATCCGCCGTTCAAGCCTGCACCTGAGCCAGGCGTCTACTGGTTGGCCAAGGAGCATGTCGGTGACCGCCTTCATGATTCCCATGTGATGGCTCGTCGGCTAGCAATGTTCCGTAGCTCTCAGTCCGTTCTCTCTGATTGTGGCCTTGGTCATCTTGCCAAGGCTGAGGAAAGGAAAACCCATTTCATACCCAATAACGAATTTCTTGCAGACCTGTCCCGCGATGGCGTGAAGGCTGCTCGTCGTTACCTGAAAAACCGGGGTGCTATCTGATGGAGTGCGCAACCGCTGAGCAGGTATCACAGATCATGTTCGATTATTCGCTAATCGCCGCTCCCTTTGATCTTGTCATCTGCGTACTTGCTGGTATGGGTCTGGCTTGGTTCATCAAGGGAACTGCCCGGTTCGCTTCTCGCTATCTCGGCATGCGGGGTGAATCATGAAGGCCGGTCAGGCTTCTGGAACCCCGACAGTAATACGGGGTGAAAGTCTCCACGAAGTCCCACGGGGAGAATTCTTGGTAGACACATTCTCCGTGACCTTTCCCGTTTCTTCCATGGAACGGGTCACCGGTGATGTGTCCCCGTGGGTTGTTTCTGACGATGACATTTCCGACAGAATGCAGGCTTTCGTAAATCACCTTTTTGGTGCTGGCATCTTCACCGTCTCTGACAAGGTTTCTGGCGGCCGCAACTTCTTTGAGAGTGCAATTACATTCGACGGTAAAGCCTTCATAGCGTGGGGTGGGAACAACAAGGTCAGGGACTATGACGGCGGCGTTTCCCGTCTAGTTGAGGAGCGCGCTCAGCTTTACATGACCGGCGAGGCCTGCGCCATGATCAAGAATTGGGATGCCCTTCCTTCTCGCCTGGACGACCTCTGTGCCCGGTTAACTCGCGTCGATTTGGCGTTTGATGACCATGACGGCATTCACAACGTCGACCTGTGCAGAGAAAAGTTCCTCTCTGGTGAGTTCAAGGGGCAGGGCAGGCCGCCCAAGGCATCTTACATTGATGATTTCGGTTCAGGCGATGGGCGTACCTTCTATGTCGGTCGTCGTGAAAACGGCAAGCTCCTTCGCTGCTACGACAAGGGCAAGCAACTCGGTGATCCTAATTCCCCTTGGGTTCGCTGGGAGTGTGAGCTGCATAACCGGGACAGGGAATTGCCGCTTGATATGTTAACAAACCCTGCTGAGTACCTTGCCGGGGCTTACCCTGCTTTGTCTTTCCTCAGCAAGGTTGCCCATGTCATCCGCACGGCACGCGAAAAGGTCTCAATCCAGTATGACAAGCTGCGTCGGATAGCGCGAACCCAGTACGGCAAATTGATCAACTTTGCCCATCAGGTCATGGGGCTGCGTCCTGACCAGATTTTCTACGAATTCTGCAATCCAAAGGGTTTCCCTGATCGGCTTGTCTGGTCTGGCTCCCCCGGTGTGATTGCAAATGATGTCGGCGGGTTCGAATCCCTGCGGGCAGAAACCCAGACCCATAACGGGCAATTAATGAAATCAGTACTTAATGATTTGGCAACCATAGAGGTGTGACGCACATGGCGCTTTTACTGAAAGGCAACGTACTCGGCTACAAAAAGGTAGCACGCACGAACAACAAAACCGGCGAAGTCATCGAGCAACACTATGTCGGTATTCAGGTCCCCAAGGAAAATGGCTATGACGGTGAAGCCATTACCTACGACATCCGCATTTCAAAGCAGCTTTTTTCCGAGGGCCTTGCCGCCCATTACGAAAAATTCAAGGGTCAGGAGGTTTACGTTCCTGTTTTTCCCAGCGTTTGGAAGGGTGAAAAGTCAGCCGGTATCAACTGGTTCTTCTCCGGTGACGGCAAGCCTAAAGGCGTTAAGGCGTAGGGGCCCATTATGGCAGTTTGCGTAGAAATCGATGCTTTGGGTGTGGTCCGCTCAACCGGTGACCTTATCGAGAATTGCCAGGCATTTGCATTGGTTTCTGCACCAGAGTTCAGCTACATCAGTTCATTCTCAATGCCAACGGCTGAGGAGCTTTTGTGGCTGTACACATGGGGCCTAGGGGCAATCCTGCTCCCTTGGTCTCTCGGCTACGCCATCGGCGTCGCTAAAAAAACCATCAATAGAGTATAAAAGGAGAAACAAAAATGGCTGATATCTTCGCTGCAGTAGACTTTTCCGGTGTTGCCACCTTCGTAGGTGCTGCCGGTGTCGCAATTGTGGGCATTGCTCTCGCCTACAAGGGCATTACCCTGTCCAAGCGTGCCGTAAACAAGGCGTAAGGATGGTGGCCGGTCTGGTTGTCCTCATAGGCGCCATGGCCGGCCTTGCCTTGACATCAGCAATAGGCAGGCCGTAACCATGAAACTTTATCCATCAGCCATTGCAATTCTGGTGGCTCTCCTTGTTTTCCCTCTGGTTTCATATGCCACCACAGTTCCCGGTGAAACTGCCGGAAGGGGTCAAAATGGCGGGCAAAACTACCCACCCTGTGAGCCAATAGCAGATCCCCTGCTTCCAAATATTTACTATGGCGCAACAGCGCCTTACTGCATTAATTACTCCATTAATTCAAACAACAGAATGACCAGAAAGGTTATTCACTATTGCACAACAGAAACGCATCCTCTTGTTATAAGCGTAACGCAAACAAGCCCAACGGGTGATTTTGATGTTGTATGCGGTGAGCCAACACCAGAATGCCCAGAGGATGACCCGCACCTTGAATACGGCTGCGATGGAGGCCTTATAACAGGCCTTGAGGGTTCAACGCCTATATGCTCCTTCTCAATACCAGATTCCCTTTGCAGGGATGAATGCGAGTACGACAGGCCCGGTCACGTTATTGGTGGCACTCATATCTATCCCGGCAGTGATTTTGCAACAAACAGCCGTTGGGTCTATTACTCAACCGGTGCAAGCTGCGCCGCTGATACTGTTCTTGACGGTGAGCCAATAGAGGAGGATGCCGATTCAGACGGTGTTCCTGATGCTCAAGACAATTGCCCATCAGAGCCGAACCCGGATCAGCTAGATACTGATTCAGATGGCCAGGGCGATGCCTGCCAACAGGGAACAGGCGAAGGTGATGGCTCTGGCGATGAAACAGGCGGCGAGGGCGACGGATCAGGCGATGATGGAACAGACGAAGGTGACGGGACAGGGCAGGGCACTGACCCCGGCGACGGCACATCAGACAACGGCGACGGTACTGGCGATGACGAAACGGACGGCGGTTCTACAGGCTCCGGCGACGGCACAGGCGACGGTGATGACACAGGCGGCGACGGCGCTGCCTCCCTTGGCTCATGCAATCCTGATGCGGGTGATATTTGCGGGGATTCGATATGGGACCCTCGTTATCCAGACGGGCTTCTTGGTGTCTGGAATTCTCACCAAGCGGCTATAGATCAGAGTGCGCTAGTCACATGGCTCCGGTCTTGGTCCTTGCCTGACTCCGGTTCCTGTCCACAGGTCAGCATGAGTTTCAATCTAGGATCGCTTGGTTCTTTCGGAAGTGGAAGTCTCCCCGGCACTGACTTTTGCTGGATTTGGAGCGTACTCGCCGCGATCATCAATTTTTGCGCCTTGCTCCTTGCTAGGGCGTTAATCTTCGGGGGTTAACATGGAAGCATCATTGGGACCATTCGAGTGGCTTTGGTCAAAGCTGGTCGGCGGCTTTGAGTGGCTTTTGGAGCGAATCACCTATATCTATCTGTCAATGTGGGAAACGTACTGGGCGTTCCTTGTGGATGCTGTCTCCCTCGTATTCGACCTGCTCATGGGCCTTGCAGTTACTCTCCTTGATGCCCTCGGCCAGCAACTCAATTTCGACCCTCAGCAATACATCAATGCTTTACCCGGCGAGGTACTTAACGTCATGGGAGCACTTCACCTAGGTTCCGCTACCCTGATCATTACTGCCGCTATCGTTATCCGCCTCCTGCTTCAGTTGATACCCTTCGTAAGGCTTGGCTCATGATTTACCTGCTACTCGGCAGACCCGGTTCCGGCAAAAGCTATGAGGCTGTAGTTTTTCACCTTCTCCCGGCGCTTAATGCTGGCCGTAAGGTGATAACTAATCTCCCGGTCAATCGTCCCCTCATTGAGGCTATAAACCCTGACTTTGCAGACCTTCTCCACATACGTCATCCAAAGGGCAGATGGCTAGGTTCTTCCCTTGATGATTATGGCGATGATTGGCGCGACGATGACGGCAAGGGCCCGTTGTATATCATTGATGAATGCCATAAATCATTAAGGCGTGGCAAAACGCCTGATGAAATCGAGGAGTGGTACGCAGAACACAGGCATGAAGGGGCCGACGTTCTTCTCATAACTCAGTTCCATAGCAAGCTGTGCCGCAATATCTGTGAGCACGTTGATATGGTCTACCGTGTCACCAACAACAGGGCCTTAGGCCACGACAAGTCCTATATCCGTAAGGTCCTGAACGGCATACGCGGGGCGGTCTTGTCGGAATCAATACGCAGCTATGACAGCAACAACTTCAAGCTCTACAAGTCCCACACGAAAAGCAATGTGGCGGTAAAGGAAGCAATGGCCCAGGACGTTAAACCTATCTGGAAGCATTGGTCTTTCATCGGCGCTGCCTTATTCGTGCCGCTGGGAATTATTGGTCTATTCTGGGGCGGGATGCCCTTCACAACACCAGATCCCACCCCTGTTAATCCGGTTCCCGTTTCAGCCCAGACTGTTCCATCAGATTTTAAGGTTAAGGTAACAAGGGTAAAGCCTGACATTGCACCTACTCAGCCCCCTGAGCCACCCCCTGTCCAGTCTCCGCCCGACCCGCCAGAACCAGAGCAGCCCCCGGAACCTGACCACCCCTTTGATGGTGTTCACCTTCACCTAGCAGGCTTTATGCAGATGGGGGATAGGTATACCTACCTGATCTATGCCAGTCAGAACGGCCAGCGTGTTTTCACCGTTACTGAGCAGGACCTAATGCAAGCGGGCTACAGATTAACACCCCGCGGGCGTTGCCTTTTGACGATCCAATTTAATGACTACCGTCACAATGTGATCTGTGACAATCCTTCATCTCAGGTTGCAATAGCTCGTAAGTGA